AAAAATCCGCAGGGCAACGTTGTCAAAGTAAACTTTGGCGATAAAAAAATGCGTATTAAGAAATCAAATCCCGCACGTAGAAAAAGTTTCCGTGCTAGACACAATTGTGCCAACCCGGGACCTAGACACAAGGCCAGATACTGGTCTTGTAGGAGCTGGTAATGTTATTAAGAGAAATGTTTAGTGCAATAGGAGCACCTACTTCAGAACAGGAAGATGTAGACTGGACCAATGACTTGAAATTCTTTATCGATAACGATGATGCTGTATTAAAAAATTACTTTTTTCCAGCTGTAAATCGACACAAAGAACATCGCGGTAATCCGAATGCGTATAAAATTTACATGCGACCTTTGGAATCTTGCAAAGAAGCATACTGTGAAAAGTTTGAAATCGAAAGCTCTGAAGACAAGTTCCCCAAAGACAAGCTAATAGAATTGGCCAAGATGATAGCCACCGAACAAGAAAAGCATATGGAAAAAGGTGACTACGAACAATGAGACTGTTAGAACTTTTTGAGCAGGCGGGAAAGACTGCGGCCGTTGCATTCGGCAGAATGAATCCTCCCACCATTGGCCATCAAAAGGTAGTTGATGCTGTCTTGAAACAAAAAGCCGATGCTCATTACTTGTTCGTGTCGCAAACTCATAAACCCACAGGCAAGAACAAAACAAGATTGGAAAACCCGTTGGCCTTTGATGTCAAGCTGGGATTCATACAGCAGGCATTTCCCAATATCGATATTGGAGATACATCTGTAGGTACTGCTATTGGAATTCTTCAAAGTTTAGAAAAACAAGGCTTTGAGAATGTTGTCTTTGTATGCGGTTCGGATCGTGTGCCGGCATTTACAGAATTGTTCAATAAACAAAACGGCGTTGATTATAATTTAAAATCAATCAAGATAGTATCTAGTGGTGCTAGAGATCCCGATGCTGAAGGTGCAGAAGGCATGAGTGCAAGTAAAATGCGGGCTGCTGCCATTGTGAATGACTTTGACGCATTCAAAACAGGATTGCCGGCAGGACTGCAAAGCAATGCTGATGAAGTATTTTCCGCTGTTCAACAGGGACTCGAGCCGTGGATTGAAAAGGAAGGCCAATTATGAAAGCAAAAGAATTTATTATAGAACTTAAAAAAGAATCAAAGCCCCGAAACTTTGTGGCAAAAAATGCCTCACTGGCTGGCAAGGCTGGACAACACAAAGACAAGAAGAAGGCCGAGAAGCAGGGCGATGTCAAACACAAGAAAGAACTTGCCACTATGGAAAGTGTATTAAGTGAACTGTCTACTGAAAAATTATCTCAGTATAAAAAGGCTGCAGGTGCAGATGCCAAAAAAGCAGATGCAGATGGCAACTATTCTCGGGGAGACAAGCGTTTCAAAGGCATCAACCGAGCTACCAACAAACAATTTGACAATGATGCTAAAAAAAGTGTGGCAGAGGCTTTTGAGAATGATGAATCTAATATAATGTATCGATATAACCCAGAAACAGGACGACTTGGGCAACGAATGATTCACAATGACGAAGAGCGTGCCGCTCATCAACAGGGTTACCGAGACAGTCACGAAGCTGCATTAAAGGTACACGGTATTATTAAGAGTAAATTTAAACCTGGCAAGTGGGTACAAAAGCAAGGCAACAGCTGGCCAGAAGTACACCCATTTGGAAAACCAGGCACATCAGAAGACGTCGAGCTAGACGAGATCAACTGGAAAAAGGCTGCGGCCACCGGTGCGTTAGCATTAGGTGCTCTTGGTGCAATGGGCAATGGCCAGGCAGCAGATCTAAGTTACTTCAATACACAATATCTACAACAGGTGGCATCAGGCGAACATCCAAGACCAATGGTCAGTGTTGACGATGCCAAGGCAGAGTTACAGGCTAGAGCAAACGGCAAGCAACAAGCAACTACACCAGCGACTAGCAGTGCTAAATCTGGATACAGTAAAGAATACCTACAGAAGGCCGCTGATCCCGATCGCTTTGGTAGATACCTGATCAGTGTTGAAAAAGCGCAAGAGCTGCTAAAGCAAATGGACAGCAAGGTTGGTGAGGGTTCTGTGTTTGCTGGCGCCAAAGTAGGACACAAGGAAGGACCAGCAGGCCAGTGGCGTAATGATGGTGCTAAGAAAAACAAACCGGCTAGACCAGGAGACCTTGTGGGCGACGGAATGTGATATGGATGAGCTGGAACAGATTAAAAGATTAGCAGGCATTAATGAATTCAAAGGCTATCAACTCTACGACGGCAGCAATATAAGTATTACAGGCAATGAAAAAGGTGAGCTGATGAAAAAACACCATATTAAACCAGGCACAAAAGAATGGTTTCAATTATGGTTTAGTTTACCATACCTAACAGGAGAAAAACCAATATGATTACAATTACAGAAAATGCGCAGACCAAGATTGCAGATATCTTATCAGAAGAAAATAATCCTAGTTTAAAGTTACGTACATTTGTACAAGGCGGAGGATGTAGTGGTATGAGCTACGGATTCACTCTTGACGAAGAACAAAATGAAGACGACTTCGAATTCCCTGTAGGTAACTTTAAAGTGTTGGTTGATGCCACTAGTATGCAATATTTGCAGGGGGCCAGTATCGATTACAAAGAAGATCTATCAGGCAGTCAATTTAGTATTAGTAATCCCAATGCAGAAACATCCTGCGGTTGCGGCTCAAGTTTTAGTGTAGCCGATAATTATCAAGACGATCATCAATTTCACGAATGAGAGCTGTAGAATTCATAGTTGAAAGAAAAAGACGCAGGCGTAGACCTGGATATGCTGCCTACGGTCCAGGACCTTACGGCGGCTACGGATACTATGCTGGCTATAGCGGAGACGGTGGGTCTGAAGGCGGTGCCAGCGGCGGCGGTGGAGAAAGCATTGAGAATGAAGATGCCATGATGGCTAAGATTGAGAACGACGGAAAAATTGTTCGCATCTTAAAGAAACAACACAGTGTACCGTTTAGCGATGAAAAAAACTGGCTGCTGATCGATACTGATCCTGCTAAAGGCAACAAGGGTCTTGGGCTTAAATGGGTGCCGGCAAGTACTAGATTTACTTGGGTACGTCCGTACAAAGAAACTGTGGATGAAAACTTTGCTGATGGTAAGAATCCTCAGGACAAGGGCGACAGCAAACGCCACGGCATCAACACTAAAGCATCAGTAAGTAGCTTACGTAAAACTGCTAAACAAGGTGGTCGTAAAGGACAACTATCACATTGGCTAGCTAACATGAAAGCAGGTCGTGCTAAGAAAAATAAATAACAGTATGAAAATCAAAGAACTTTTAGAAACAGCTACAGCAGGTGCTACAAGTGCTGGTATGGGAGCCACTTTGATCAAAGGGGGTTCTGGCTCCAATGTAGGTACATTGTTTGGCGGCAGTTATAAACAAAATACCATTGCAAAAAGGAAACGTAAGTCTCCCAACGAATCTATTATAAGAAGATAAATATATTTATGGACCTAGAAAAACAACCAGTCGACGATCATGAAGCCAAAATGGCCAGAGCTGATTTATACAAGCTGAATCAGTACTCTGCCAAATTGTTTAAGCTGATTGGAGAAAATGACGAATTAGATGGTTGGGTTCAAGCCAAAATTACCAAAGCTGCTGATTATATCAGTTCTGTATATCATTATATGGAATATGAAAAAATAGCAGCTGGTCAAATCGAATCAGGACCTAGAGATTTTGAAGAATCTCTACAAAATGAAGTTAAACAAAGCCTCAAAGAGCAGTGGCTGAACAGAAAAAATCAAGGAAACTAAAATGGACTTTAAAGCAATACTAAGCAAACTTGACGGGATGGAAGCACCACCGACAACTCCTGCAGCACCTGTATTAGACAAAGCTGTGCAACTCAACGAAGATGCACAACTTCGTGTACTAGCTGGCCAAACAACCTATGTTGCTGAAGCCAAGAAGAAGAAAGAAGAAGATGTTAAAGAAGAAAAATCTTCTACTGGTGGGACTATTGATCGTTCAACAAAAGGTGTAACTAAACACAAAGAGAATCCCAATCGCTTCAGCGATGAACCGCATACTGAACCTAAGAGTCAAGCTAAATCACAAAGTGCAGCAGACAAGGAAGGCGATAAGGCAGCAGACAAAGCTCATGCCAAAGACAGCAAGGACTATGAAAAAAAATACGGCAAGGGTTCGGTGACTCGTGTTAAAGATGGCAAGAAAGTAGAAAGCGTTGAGCCAGAATTCAAAAGCAAGTTCATGAAAATGGTCGAAGCCAAGAAAGCTGAAGCTGCTGACAAAAAGAAAGCCGATAAGAAAATGGAAGAAGGTGCTAAGCCAGACTTTTTAGATATTGACAAAGACGGTGACAAAAAAGAACCAATGAAGAGTGCCGCTGGTGACAAGAAAGGTGGCAAGCCACAGAAAGGCGTTAATCCTTTTGCCAAGAAGACCGAAGGTAAAATGATGCCCAAAGGCAAAAAGCAGGCAGTAAAAGAAAGTATAGAAACAAATTTATCATTTAAAGAAATGATGGCACTGGTGGTTGAAAGTGGTGGCCAACAACAAATTGATCCAGTAGACAATCAATTGTGGGCTTGGGCACAACGTGTTGCTAGAACAAAAATTGGCGAAGGCATGAAGGCTGATGTTTATGCTGGTATGGTCTATGAGCGTATGGGCGGTGCATTTGAAATGTACGATGTGCTCAGCGAGTCTAAAAAAAATATAGTTGAGAGTCGCTCACGTTTAGACGAAGGCATGATGGACAAAGTCAAAAGTCTGCTAATGTCTAAACTGGCACCAAAGCTTTCAGATCAAGAAAAATCTAAAATGGCAGATGCTGCTAAACAAGTTTTAGGCAAGGATCGTGTAGATAAAAGCGATTTTACATTAGCAAATATCAAAGCAGTGGCAAAGGCACTAGGTGCTAAACCAGAAACTGCTGCAGAATCTATCGAAGAAGGCCCAGTAGGTGACTTCTTCGGCCAAAAGAAAAAAGATCCAAAGAGTGGCCGAGGAACATTAGGTGGCATTGATGCTTGGGCACCGAGTGCTACACTAGGTGAAAAACTTTCAAGTTTAACAGGAATACTAGGAGGCGCAGCCGCAACAATCGCAGGAATATTCGGTGGCCCGGCTTGGTTAATTATTCCAGGCGTACTAGGTATTATGTTCTTGTCTCAAATTGGAATGGATCGAGACGGGTCGTCTTAAATAAATTCATACCGTTTGGTAAACAAAAGCCAGTCATAGGTTGACTGGCTTTTTTTATGACTATATAATAGTCGTATAGGAGAGATTATTATGTCAACCAGAATGTACGGCCCAGAAGAAAAAGCAAAACTAGAAAGATTAATCAACGAAGGATCTAATGTGCTTCGTGAACTAGAAGATCTCCAAGAAGGTCTTAAAGAAACTGTTAAAGCAGTTGCAGAAGAATTACAAATTAAACCCAGCATTATCAACAAGGCAATTAAGATTGCACACAAAGATAATTGGAAAGATCACGAACAAGAATGGAATGATATCGAAATGATCCTCGGTGTCACTAAACGTCTACCGGAATGATTGGCACAATATTTGCACCAACAATACAGTGGATAAAGGATGACTTTAAGTCTAATAGAGTTCGCTTTGCTGTTGAGTTGCTTGCTTGGGCTATTAGCATTGGCTGCAGTATTACTATGGCAGTCACAGTCCCCACTCCGCCGCTTCTTACTCTTTATCCCATTTGGATTCTTGGTTGTGCTATGTACGGTTGGGCTGCTTGGACTAGGAAATCTTTTGGTATGCTGGCTAACTATTGTCTGTTAACCGCGATCGACACTATCGGTCTTATTAGAATGCTAAGTAATTAAATAAACAGTAGATGGTAAGCTGGGCCATAAACCGCACATTCGGTATTTGTCTGCCACAAAAGACATAGGAGAAAAATTTGAGTTACGTAGACGCTTTCTATAATAGAGAGCAGGATATGATCAATGTTGTTGAGCGCAATGATAAAGGCGAACGACATTATAAAGAATATCCTGCCCGTCATATATTTTATTACCCAGATGCCAAGGGTAAATTCACAAGTATTTTTGGACAACCTCTTTCACGAGTAAGTTCAAAAAACGTTAAAGAACATCGCAAAGAACTTGCAATTCATTCAAACAAAAAACTGTTTGAAAGCGATATCAATCCCATTTATCGTTGTCTAGAAGACAACTATTTAAATGTTGATGCACCTAAACTAAATGTAGCATGGTTCGATATTGAGGTAGACTTTGATCCAGAACGTGGCTATGCATCACCAGAGGACGCATTCATGCCTATTACTGCGATTGCTGTCTACCTACAATGGATGCAGACCATGATCTGTTTGGCAATTCCTCCCAAGACTCTAAGTATGGAAGAAGCTAAACGTCAGGTTGAGGAATTTCCTAACACCTATTTGTTTGATAATGAAGCAGATATGTTAGACATGTTCTTGGACCTAATCCAAGATGCAGATGTACTAAGTGGTTGGAACTCAGAAGGCTTTGATATTCCCTATACTGTTAATCGTGTTACCAAGGTCCTAAGCAAAGAAGATACAAGACGTTTTTGTTTATGGAATCAATTTCCCAAGAAGCGTGAATACGAAAAATACGGCAAGGCCGCTGTCACATACGATCTAATTGGTCGTGTACACCTAGATAGTCTTGAACTGTATCGCAAGTACACCTATGAAGAACGCCATACCTATCGACTGGATGCTATTGGTGAAATGGAGATTGGGGAGAACAAGACTGTCTACGAAGGCACACTTGATCAATTGTACAACAATGACTTCCGCAGATTTATTGAATACAATAGACAAGACTGTATGCTGTTAGAAAAGTTGGACAAGAAGTTAAAGTTCTTGGCCCTTGCCAACACACTAGCTCATGAATGTACTGTGCTACTACAGACCACAATGGGTGCTGTGGCAGTAACAGAGCAGGCCATTATCAACGAAGCTCACAAGCGTGGAATGATTGTGCCTAATAGAATTTCTCGAGAAGAAGGTTTTAGCAATCAAGCTGCTGGTGCTTATGTAGCATATCCCAAGAAAGGCATTCACGAATGGATAGGCTCATTGGATATCAACTCACTGTATCCGTCAGCAATTCGTGCCTTAAACATGGGTCCGGAAACTATTGTTGGACAATTACGTCAAGATGGTACCAAAGATTATATTGCTGCTGAAATTGCCAAAGGTAAATCGTTTGCATCCGCATGGGAAGGCATCTTTGGTTCATTAGAATATGCCGCTGTGGTGGAACGGAATGTTGGTCGTGAAATTGTTATTGACTGGGAGGACGGTGGCACGGATACACTAAGTGCTGCTCAGGCCTATGATCTAATCTTTGAAAGTAATCAGCCTTGGATGCTCAGCGCCAACGGCACAATCTTTACCTATGACAAAGAAGGTATCATCCCAGGCTTGCTCAAACGTTGGTATGCTGAACGTAAAGAAATGCAGGCCAAACTAAAGGATTGTATTGCAGCAGGGAACAAGATTGAAGAAGAGTATTGGGACAAGCGACAGTTGGTCAAGAAGATTAACTTGAACAGCCTGTATGGTGCTATTCTAAATCCAGGTTGCCGTTTCTTTGACAATCGTATTGGTCAATCAACCACACTTACGGGTCGTGCCATTGCTCGTCATATGGCATCAAAAGTTAACGAAATTATAACCGGAGAAAATGATCATATAGGAAAAGCGATCATTTACGGTGACACAGACTCTTGTTACTTCTCAGCGTATGCCACGTTAAAGAAGGACATT